AGACATATCGCCATATCGTTCACTGCATGTCAACTGTCCGTGAGAGTGAAGGGGTCACTCGTGGATGCGCTTGAAGAGAATTTGAGCATGATTACCAGCCGTGTGTTGGTTGATTTGAATGCGATGTCGTCACCGTTGGCGGTGAATTTGTTGTTGTTGGCTGCGCATTTGGATTCGTGTGAGCCTGGTCAGGCTGCTGCGTTGTCTCGTGAGTATCGGTCGGTGTTGGGTGAGATCCAGTCGCAGTTCCGTGTGAAAACGGTTAACCCGTTGGATGAGATCGCGAAGCGTCGGACTCGTCGTGCCAGCTCTAGCGCTTAGGTCGGGTGTTCAAACTCCAACGTTTGAGTCGTTGCCTGATGATGTTGCTGGTTCTTATGGTGATGAGGCGATTGATCTAGCAGCTGCGTGTGGAGTGTTTTTGGATCCGTGGCAGCAGTACGCGTTGCGTGGTTTGTTGTCGAAAAGACCTAACGGGGATTTGCCTTTTGAGGCTGCCATTCTTTGTCCTAGGCAGCAGGGGAAGAACGAAATTATTTTGGTTCGTGAGCTGTGGGGATTGTTTGTTCAGAAACAAGACGTGCAGCTGCATTCGTCGCACGAGTTTAAGACCAGTCTTGAAGCGTATCGCCGGTTGTTGTCGGTGATTGAGGGCACAGACTGGTTGCGGAAGTTGTGTAAGAAACCAAAGTTTTCACATGGCGATGAGGGGATTGAACTTCTCACTGGTGAGCGGTTGCGTTTTGTTGCTCGCAGTTCTGGGAGCGGTCGAGGTTTCAGCGCTTCGACTGTGTACCTCGACGAGTCAATGATCCTTTCTGAGGATTCGATCTCGGCGATGATGCCGGCGTTGGCTGCGAAGAAGTCACCACAGATCGTGTATACGTCGTCGGCTGGTTTGGCATCGTCGACTGTGTTGCGGTCGGTTCGTGATCGTGGTCGTGCTGGTGATGATCCATCGCTTGCGTACTTTGAGTGGTGTTCGCTCTCAGATGATCTTGATGATCAGGATGAGTGGTTGCGTGCGAATCCTGGTGTTGGTTACCGGTTGACGTTGGATCACATTGCTCGTGAGCGTGCTGCTATGACGGATCGTGCGTTTGCTCGTGAGCGTCTTGGAGTCTGGGAAGACGTTGATGGTGATGGGCCTGTTTCCACTGAAGCGTGGGCGGCGATCATTGATACGTCGTCTGTTGCTCCACAGGAGATCGCTATTGCGTTTGATGTGAATCCTGAGCGCACGTCTGGTTCTATTGCGCTTTATGGTCAGCGTCGTGACGGTATCGGCCATGTTGAACTCGTTGATGTTCGTGCGGGTATTGGGTGGATGATCCCGCGGCTCGTTGACTTGGTTGGTTCACAAAAACTGGTGAACAAGTTGGCGTGTGATCCGCGTGGTCCTGCGGGTGGTTTGATCCCTGAGCTTGAAGCTGCTGGCGTTGACGTGTTGCGTGCGACGGGTACGGAAATCAACCAGGCGTGTCAATCGTTTTTGGATGCGATTGTTGATGGTTCGTTACGTCATCCTGGTCAACCACAGTTGACAGCTGCTGTTGCGTCGGGTCGTCAGCAATCGTCGGGTGATGCGTGGCGTTGGTCGCGTCGTGGCCATGACATTTCAGGTTTGTATGCGGCGACGTTGGCTAGGTACGCGTTCATTACTCAACAACCAGCGCCGGCCGCTGATCCTGTCCCATCGATTCATTTCATCTAGTGGAGGCACCGTGGTAGCGCGCATCATGCTCGGTGTTGGTCTGCTCACGGTCACGATTGGTGTCACGTTGCTTGCCGTTCCTGCTGGTCTGATTTGTGGTGGCGCTTGTTTGGTTGCCGTTGCCTTATTCGTTGATGGGAACTGACCGTGGCCAGAATCATTGACCGGCTTTCGTCACGGTTCTCGTATGACATGCCAACGTCTGAGTTGGATGCTCCACTCCAATCGGATACGTCGATCTTGGCGTGGACTTACCAGAATCAGAATTCTGAAGGCATCCTTCCCCTGTTCCGTAATTATGTGACGGACGGGTATCACGGTAATGCGATCGTGTTTGCGACGATCTTGGCGCGCATGCAGTTGTTCACGCAGGCTGAACTCAAGCTGCAAGACATCAAGACGCGTAAGCTTGTGGATCATCCATCGTTGGACATGTTGAAGCATCCGTGGCCGAACGGAACAACCGCTGACCTGTTGTCACGAAACATTCAGGATGCGGACCTTGCGGGACAGTCGATCACGGCTAAGTTCGCTGATCGTTATGTTCGGTTGCGTCCAGATTTTGTACAAATCATCAGCGTCCCCGTGTTTGAAGATCAACGTGAGTACCGTGAAGTAACGGGGTACTTGTACTCACCAACGGGTGTCTTGTCTGATCGAACTGAGTTTTATCTTGAACAGGACGTTGCGCATTGGACGCCTATCCCTGATCCGATTGCTCAATGGCGTGGCATGTCATGGTTGTCACCTGTCGTTCGTGAAGTGAACGCAGATCACAACATGACGTTGCACAAACGGGCGTTCTTCCAGAATGCGGCTACGCCGAACATGTTGATCAAATATCAGCAACAACTAGATCCTTCAGTGTTGGCGCGGATTAAAGAATCGTTCCAAGCTCGTCATCAGGGACCGAACAACGCGTGGAACACAGCCGTGTTGGATGCTGGTGCGGATATTCAGATTGTTGGTAACTCGTTCTCTGAAATGGCGTTTACCGCATTGCAGTCTGCTGGTGAAACTCGGATCGCTGCCGCCGCGGGCGTGCCACCAGTGATCATTGGTTTGTCTGAGGGCTTATCCGCTGCGACGTACTCGAATTATGCGCAAGCGATGCGTCGTTTTGCTGATGGAACGATGCGCCATTTGTGGCAGTCATGGTGTGCTGCGCACGAAAAACTGTTGGATATTCCTGCGGGATACCGTTTGTGGTATGACACGTCGAGTATTGCGGCGTTGCGTGAAGGGGAACGAGACATTGCTGATGCTGCCCGGTTCTGGGCGGTCGCAGCGCAACAGCTCATCACTGCTGGTTATGACGCGGACAGTGTGACAGCTGCTCTGGTCGCTAACGATTTCAGTGTTCTCACCCATACGGGTGCGATCCCCACGGCTCTTTACCCGAACGGGCAAGTCCCAACCACTCAAGGATCAAGCTGATGAACGATTTTTTCCGTTCGTACCCACTGTTGGATGTGAACATTCGATCTGGTGGTGATGGTCGCACCGTTGAAATGTATGCGGCTGTGTGGAATACGCCCACTGAGATTCGTGACAATCAGGGTCATTACATGGAGCAGATCGCTCCGACTGCGTTTAACCGGACCGTATCCCAGAAGGGTACGAAGTTTGGTGTGTTCTTCAATCATGGGCGCACGCTCATGGGTACCCCGTCGGATCGTTACACGATGCCTTTGGGTCTACCGATTGAGCCGCCGCGTGTTGATGAGCGTGGCCTATTAACGGTTACCAGGTATTCGGAAACTGACCTTGGTGATGAAGTGTTGCAGCTCATCAAAGATGGTGCGATCACGGGTCAATCATTCTCGGGTCGGTTCCTAACATCTGATCCGATGCCGGCGCGTGGTGGCCAGTACAAGCCAGCACGTGACGGGTCACTCACATTGGTCACTCGTAGCGAGGTTGCGATGATTGAGTACGGACCAACACCGTTCCCCGCATATGACGTTCCCATGTTGGTCGGTACTCGGTCGGGTCGTGCTGACCTACCAGAGGCACAAGCTGCGCAACTACTCGGATATTTCGCTGCCATTGATTCAATCGTTGACCAGGCACAGGAAACCATCAGCATCCTTCTTGGTACTCCGAATTTGGATGATATTGAAGAGATGGATCCTGAAGAGGCTGGTGAACCAGCGATGACACCAGACCAGCAGGCCGTTGAAGAGGCCGCTGAGATGACAACACCAACAGTGCCGACCTCGCAAACGACGACGGTTGCTGCACCATCAGGGAACACTGGTCCGACGACGGGTAAGCCTGCTCCGAACAATCAGATGATCACAACATCAGGTCAAAAGATCAGCACCGTCTCACAGAACCAGTCACCGACCGCAGGAACCAGCCCGATTGATCCTGCAACAAATCTTCCATCAGCCACCGCTCCGCGCTCGGCTCATGGTGCAAGACCCGTTTCGGACTCGGCCCAGACCACTCTAAACGGCAATACCCCATCCCACCGTTCATCGCGTCTACGTGCGCGAGAGATTGGAGCAATACATCATGTCGCATGACATCGATGCGTTGGCCCAGCAGGTTGAGGCTTTGCGTGCCGAAATCACTGAGCTTGACGCTGTAACTGAGCCAACTGCTGAGCAGTCCGCTCGTTTCGACGCTGCCCTAGACGAGTTCGCAGCAGCTCGTGCCGCCCACGAGACCGCTGTTGAGCGTGCCGCTAAGCGTGCCGCACTCGTTGAGGCTGCCAAGGACGAAGCCAACGTGGAGCGTGCATTCAACGCGCCACACATCACCATTAAGCGTGACCCGTTCGATGGTATCGACGCTAACCGTGCCGCAATGCTCGACAAGAACGAGGTTGTTGCTCGTGCCCTGACCGGTATTGAGCAGGCACAGGGTGCACTTCCTGATGCTCAGGAACTCGCAACCCGAATGATCGAGGGAACGCGTACCGACGTTAACGTGACCACTCCTGGTGCGATCGCCCGTCACGCTCTTCTCACCGGCTCACCGGCTTACCGGTCCGCGTGGGAAAAGATCCTCCAGTACCCCGAAACGTTCCACAGCATGTTGACCCCTGCGGAAGCGGACGCGTTCCGTACCGCAATGTCAACGTCGGGTACTGCTGGTGGTTACGCCATCCCGTTCCTGCTCGATCCGACCGTGATCCTGTCGAACTCTGGTTCCGCAAACCCGTTCCGTCAGATTTCACGTATCGAAACGGGCGTTTCCAACAAGTGGAACGGTCTGACCTCAGCGGGTGCAACTGCTGAGTGGAAGACTGAAGGTTCCGCTGCTGCTGACGGTTCCCCCGCGTTCGCGCAGCCATCGATCACCGCGTACCTCGCTGACGCGTTCATCCTTGGTTCGTTTGAAGTGTTCGAGGACACGAACCTTGCTAATTCGATCCCCGCCCTGATTCAGGATGCGAAGGATCGTCTTGAGGATGCCGCGTTCGCTACGGGTTCGGGTTCAGGTCAGCCGTTCGGTGTTGTTACCAGCACCACCGCTGTCACTGCGTCCCGTGTCAGCCCAACGACGGGTGGAACGTTCACGACCGCATCACGTGCAGACGTGGACAAGCTTCTTGAAGCGATCCCGCCGCGTTTCCGTTCACGCTCATCATGGGTCGCAAACTACTCCGTATACGGCACCGTGCGCCGCATGGACATTTACGGTGGTGGCTCATTCTGGGCGAACCTCGGTGGTGGCCAGCCACAGCAGCTGTTGGGTCAGCCCGTTTACGAGGCGTACTCCATGACCTCAACCGTAACGACCGGATCGAACATTCTGCTTGCTGGTGATTTCAGCCAGTACCTGATCTTCGACCGTATCGGTACGACGATGGAATACGTGCCAAACATTTTTGATACCACGTCGGGTCGTCCGACTGGTCAGCGTGGATGGCTCGCTCACTGGCGTGTTGGTGCGGATGTTCTCGTACCTAACGCGTTCCGTGTCCTGAAGCTCTAATGCGTGCGCGAGTGAGTCGCGCATGACAAACACGTGCCGTGGCACCCATCCGTTTGTGGTGGGTGCCACGCTCGCGTGACGGCCATGATGAAGGGGATCAAATGGTCAACTTAGATGTAAACATTCGTGACAAACGCAAAAAGGTTGCACCGGATACAATCGCTGTTGGGTTCTGTCACAACGTGGACGTTGCCGCAGGTTTCGCAACAAGCCTGTTTGGTTTGCTCGCGTTTGAAAACAAAATGCATCAGGGCAGGTTAAGACAACTGATCCCAACGTACTCGTCGGTGAACGTGTCATCGGCACGTAATCAGATGATCCGCGATTTCCTTGACGGGGATTGTGAATGGTTGTTAACCATTGACGCGGACATGATCTTTAAAGCTGATGATCTGCACAAACTGTTCGTATCAGCGGACCGTGATACGGCACCGATCGTTGGCGGGTTGTGTTTCGGCGTGGACAACGGAATGTTGTTTCCCACGTTGTACGGGATGATTAAACGTGATGATGGATCGTTGGAAACGATCCGGTATGTAGATTTCCCTGAAAACGAGCTGATGCCCGTTGTGGGGACGGGTGCCGCGTTTTTGCTTGCGCACCGTTCCGTGTTCACGCGCATCGCTGATCAGGGTTATTCGCAAGCGTTCCCCTGGTATCAAGAACGCGAACTAGCCGGTGAAGTGTGCAGTGAAGATATGACGTTTTGTATCCGTGCTGGCCAACTAGGTATTCCGGTTTTTGTGAACACAGCCGTGACCATTGATCACCAAAAAACTTACGTGTTGACAGCTGACATGTACCGCGATCAACGCGAATGGGAAAAGGAGAACGCTCATGGCGCAGGCATACACGGCGGGTGATTCTGTCCCGTTCGCTGTAAACGTGTATGACGCAACCCAAACGTTGTCTAACGCCACATCAATGACGTTGACGGTGACGCTCCCAGATTCAACAACTGCTGGCCCGTACACGGTCACACCAACCACGACGGGCGTCTACTCGTACAATTATGTGACGACGTTACCTGGTCGATATTTGGGTCAGTGGATTGCGTCAGGGACAAATGCGGGTGGTGAACCGCAAGCGTTCTACGTGTTCCCCGCGAACCCTGTTGTGACGCTCGGTGAGATCAAACAGCACTTGTCGATCACATCGTCCGCGGATGATGATGAGCTGATTGCGTTTATTGCTGCTGCGATCCCGATTGTTGAATCAATCGCTGGCCCGATCACCCCACAGTCATACACGTTAACGTTGAACGGTGGACGCCAAAAAATAGCGTTACCGTACATTCCCACGGCCATCACAAGCATCACAGAGACCGGTCTGACGCTCGTTGAAAATCAGGATTTCGTTGTTGATTACACGAACGGGATCATTAGTCGTGGTACGACCACGTGGAAACGGTTGTTCCGTAACGGTCAATCAAACATTGTGATCACGTACACGACCGGACCATCGAACGTGACCGCGAACGTGCAAATGGCTGTCAAAGAACTGGTGCGTTACATGTGGCGTCAAGTGCATGGTGGTAACGCATCATTCCAAGACGGCTACGTGTCACAAGCTGCCGTCTCAGGTGTCAGCCAAGCCATGATGGACCGTATTCGCATGATCTTAGGTAAGACTGTCATCGGCCCGTCGGTGGTCTGATCATGGCGTCCACGTATTCGACGATCCCTGAAGTGCGCGCAATGCTCGTTGATACGATCATTCCCGCAGCGATTGCCACGTTGCCATCAACAATTACCGTGGCAGGAACAACGATCGCGTTGCGTGCCCCCATTGTCACGTATGGCTCACCATCAATGACGGACCCACCGAACAGCATCATCGTTGTTGGTCCAACCGATGGTGAAGACACATCGTGGGCCACGTTCCCTGATACGCCCATCGCAACGAACCGGACTCGTGATGAACGGTACACGTTACGGATTTTCATTTGGTACCTGATCGGTGACACTCACGCGCAAGCGCAACGTGTTGCATCTGAAGCTGCGTGGACGATCTTTCGTGCAGTTCAAGCACAAGTTCACGACAATAAGAACCTGAACAATGTAATTGCTGCACCTGGTTACGCGTTTTTCTCACGCGCTCAGGACGCTGATTACAACGTTGCGGAAGGCCGCGGCTGTGGCCTTACGTGCAGTTTGAACATTTTCGCTCGCGTATAAATCAATCAACCCACTGACTAGCCCGCTCACCCGTGAGCGGGTTTTGTTATGCCAGCCGTCGACCAAGGAGACACCACAATGGCAAATTACGGTACCGGTCTTGATGCCAGTTTTGGTATCGGCCAGGAGTCAGCGTTTAACACGGCTGTCGTACCTACCAAGTTTTATCCACTGACTTCAGAGACGATCAGCCGTAAGAAGAACACGGTCCAGTCGATGGGTTTGCGTGGCGGTCTTATCCAATCCCCGTTGGCTGCGCAGCGTCGCGTATCAACTCGTGAAGCCACGGGCAACGTGGTTCTCGATGTTGCTGACCGTTCCATGTCTGTCTTGTTTAAGAACATGCTCGGCTCATCATCATCAACGAACGCTGGTTCTGCATACACGTGGACGCATACGATGGCCGGCACAAAGGGTCTATCGTTTTCTGCTCAAGTGGGTCGCCCATCCGCTGACGGAACGATCAACACGTTCACCTACTCGGGTGGCAAGATTTCCGATTGGGAGTTGAACGTCAGCACAGATGCACTGATCAGTATGTCTTTGGGTGTTGATTTCGCTGACGAACTGACCACGGCAAATGGTGCTGTCATTTCAAGTATTACGCAGACGGGTACGGCTGGTTCGACCACCTATTACTACCGTGTCAGCGCGGTCGTTGGTGGCGTTGAACAGCCTGCTGGTCCCGAACTGGTAAACGCCCTGGCTAACGCTACGCTGAACGGTTCCAACTACAACGTGGTCACGTGGGGTGCGGTGACCGGTGCCACCTCGTACAACATTTATCGTTCCACCACGTCGGGTACGAACCTCAAGGTTGGTACGTCAACCACAACGTCGTACAACGATCAGTCGAACACGGCAGGTTCTGGTTCACCATTGAACCCACTGTTCACGACACCGACCTATACGACGGGTATGTCCGCGTTCTCGTTCACTGATGTGAGCACGTTGACCCTTGGTGGCTCGTCTGTTGCAGCTGTTAAGAAACTTACCGTCAAGTCAGGTAACCCACTCAAGGGTGACCGTTACTACCTTGGCAGTGCTGGCCTTAAGGCCGAACAGGTCATCAACGGATACCGCACCGTGTCAGGCACAATGGAAGCCGAGTTCACGAGCTTGTCAGCGTTGTACGCTGCGTTCGCATCGGACAAGTCGCTCGCCTTCCAGTTCAAAGCGGTCAGCCCGAACATCATCACGGGAACTACCCCGTACTCACTGCAAATCGATATCCCATCGTTGTTCCTAGATGGTGATACACCAAACGTGTCAGGGCCGGACATTCTCACCATGTCCGTTCCGTTCACTGGACTTTACGATGGGACCAACTCGCCCATCACGATCACGCAGGTTACGACGGATACGACAGCGACCTAATCAATGTCACGCCGCACTGATCCTGCGTATGTAATCCCGACACGTAACCATGCGACAGCGGTTGATGCGTCCGAAATTAGAAGACTGGCACGAAACTTTGCTGACTTGAGTGACGAACTCGTTGCTGGACTATCTAAAGCGCATGGCGAAGCAGTAAAAGTTGTGTATGACCAGGCGTTAACAAACGCGTCAAATGATGGTCGGCAAGCATCCAAAGCTGCTCACGATCAGGGCATATTTTTTACTCGCGTGTTTTCTGCATCATCCATCATCATTTTGGATGGTGGCACGTTGCAAGCGCATGGTGATCGGCATAGTCCGTTCAACTATGCGATTGGTTCTGAGTTTGGTGCTGAACAGAATTTACGTCGCAGGTTGCAACCACGACCCAGTAAAGCGTTTGGCCGGTTAAGAAATCCTAAATCAAAACAGTACGCAGATCTTCCACAACAGAAGATGCGTTCAGACACGATGATCGGTTGGAACCAGTTCAAACCGTGGCGTGGTAACCGGAGCGTGACTGGTGCTGATGGTCAAATGCCTGGTTATTGGATGTGGCCAGCAGTACGCCAAACCAAGGAACAAGTCGTGTCAACGTTCGGTACGGCAGCAATGAAAACCGTGCAAGAAGCGTTAAACAACTAGCCGAAGGGACAATCCGTGGCATCGAAAGCGGGAGCGTTCCAAGGGCAATATCAGATCACGATCACCGTTGAAGGTGAGCAAGCCAAAAAAACTCTCAGTGATCTGTCCACGGCTGCAACTGCAAGCGGGACAACCCTTGAAGGTATGGGGTTACGTGTCACGAAACTGGGTGGCGGGTTACAAGCAATAACTCCAGCGACTGCCGCAACTGAAGAACGCATGTTGGGTTTGGCTCGTGGCCTAGCACAAGTGTCAGCCCCATTGGGTCAAATGATCCAAACGTTGCCAGGCGTTGATGCTGGGCTTTTAGAGTCCGCTGGTGCTGCGGGTGGTGCTGGCTTAGCGCTTGGTGGTCTTACGGTCGCCGCAACAGCCGCGTATGCAATTTCCACGAAGGCAGCGCAATCGTTCACGGATCAAGCGTTGGCGTTAGAGACAGCTGCACGCGCAGCTGGTGCGTTAACACCTGAAATCAGTGGTAACGCTGATAAGGCACGTGACTATCAGAAGTCGGCGCAAGAACTTTCTGACACGTGGGCACAGTTCGCCGCTGATATGGGTGAACTGGTCATTCCAGCATTGAAGACGGTCAATGGCACGTTAGAGAGCCTGATCAGTATCGTTGATCGGTTCACGAACACTGATTTGGGTAAGTGGCTTCTCGAAACAAGTGTTAACACGTCACCGTTGCTTATTGTTACCAAACTTCTTGGTGACACGTTTGGTTCAACTGGTGAATCGTCGGCTGAACTGACGCGTCGGCTTCAAGAACAACAAGCAGCCGCGGACCAAGCAAAAACTCACATCAGTGAGTTGACGACCGCGACAGCGCAAGCATCTGCCGCAGCAGTCCAATACGCGAACGATTCGCTAGCAGCCGATCAAGCTGACTTGCGAGTGAAGACGGTTCAAGCGGATTGGGAAAAGAAACTTGCTGATGCTGCCATCACACGCCAAAAAGCGATCGACGATGCCAAGAAGGCTGAAGTTGAGGCAGCGAAGCAGGTAACAACAGCCAAAAAGAGCATTGCTGACGCTCAATCAAACGTGACTGATATTGAACGCCAATCAGCCAACACGATTCTTGATGCTAAGCAGAAAGTTTCTGATGCTGAACGCCGTTTACGTGACGATTCACGTGCCGATGTTGAATCAGCA